TATTTGCCCAAGGTCGGCTTTAAGACAGGCGGCTCGTTCAGGGTCGGCGGGATGGCCGGCATCGATAAGAACGTCGTCAGTTTCCGCGCCAGCAAGGGCGAGATGGTCGATATCCGCAAGCCCGGCAACGATCGCGGCGCGGGCGGCGACACCTATCATATCGCAGGCAATCTGCTGACGCCGGAATGGTGGGCGCAAATCCAGCAGGGCGACATGGTCGCGGCGCAGCGCGGCGCGGCCGGCGGGAGTGCGATGGCAATGGCCGAGGCGCGTCGCCGAAGCCGCCAGCGGCTGGGGAGATAGCATGGCAATTGCACTTCCGACCGATCCCGGTCCGGCCGACACGAACCCGAGCTATCTCGACTGGGGTGGCGTGATCCGTTCGCCGCTCGGCGGCGTGGACCAGAAGCTGAACCGCCTCGGTGATCGCTTCGCTATCGAAGTCCAAATGCCGCCCCTGCCTTCCGCTGAAATGGGGCAGGTATGGGTTTCGCGATTGATCCAGGCGCAAAAGGATGGCGGGCTGTTCCCATGGCCGCAGGGCATCGACGTAGACGGGGTGGGGGCCTTGGCGGTCGACGGTGCCGGGCAGGAGGGGACAACGCTGAACGTGCGGGGCTCCACGACGGGCCGCAAGTTTGCCGAGGGCCAGTTCTTTTCGGTGATCCACGGCGGACGCCGATACCTCCATGTGATCACCGCAGCCGCGACCGCCAATTCGGCGGGTAACGCGGCACTGTCCGTCGAGCCCATGATGCGGACGTCCTACGCAAATGGCGCGGTGATCGAGGTCGATCAGCCGATGATCGAGGGGTTTCTTGAGGGCAACGCTCGTGATTGGACGTTGAACGTCGCGCGCTTCATTGGCCTGTCTTTTCGCATCGTCGAGGCTGAATAATGACGCAGCTTACCGTTGAAATGGACGCCGCCCTGCGCGGCTTGTCCCCGACCATTTTTGGCGCGGTTTCGATCGATCTTCCTGACCATCAGATCAATCTGCTCGACGGTGCCGCGACCCTCTCTTTCAGCGGCCGGACCTATCGCGGCAAGGACGCTACCTATGGCACACTGTCGGCGATCGAGAGCCTGACGGACGGCATGGGCAATGAAGCGCCTCGCCTGTCGATCACCCTCCTCCCGTCCGGCGATGCCGCTGCGGCCGACCTTGCCGGGCCATATATGCAGGGCTCGCTCGTCACGATCTATCTGGGCGCGGTCAACCGCTCGACCGGCCAGGTGATCCCGAGCCCCCATCTGCTTTTCATCGGCGAGCTGGACGTCCCCACGCTGACCGCCAGCGAAAACAGCCGCCAACTTGATTATGAAGTCGCCTCGATATTCGAGCGCTTCTTCAGCGATGATGAGGGCGCGCGGCTGGCGACGGGATTTCATAAGTCAATCTGGCCCGGAGAACTTGGGTTCGACTTCCAGACCGGCGTTCCACAGGGCGTCTACTGGGGCGTCGAGGCCCCGCCGAAAGCCGTTTACCCCCTCCCGAACGGGATCGGTGGCATCTTCGAATACGCCAGACAGGTGCTGCGTTGACCGAACTTCCTGAAGCCGAACTGCGCCGCGCCGCTGCGCAGGCGACCCTCGACACCTATCGCGATGTCCCGTTCAAATATGGCAAGCGCGACTGCGTCCGCATGGCGGCATTTCACCTCCGTCGGCTGGGCTATCAGGTGATCCTGCCGACGGCCGATAGCTATCGATCCGAACGAAGCGCGCTCAAGGCGCTGCGCTCTCGCGGGTTCAACAATCTCATGGAGGCGGTCGACGCGCATGGCCTCCAGCGCATCCCCCCGGCGGCTGCGGTCATGGGCGACATCATCGCAGTGCCAGGCGAAGGAGAGTTCGGCGCGGCGCTGCACGTCGCGCTCGGGAACGGACGGACGGTCGGATACCATCAGGATCTAATCGGGGCAGGCGTGCTGCAACCGATCGAATACGTCGCCGCTTGGCGCGCTACGCCGATTTCAAAGGCAGGGGCGAAATAGCGCATCCATAGTCGCCGCTGGCGGGGCTTTCTTTGCCTTTGAGCGAAGCGTGACAGTCCGCTCCGTCCCAATATCGTCGATGCTGACGGTATCGAGAACGGACGAGAAGCCCGAGATTGGGACCGACGCCACCAAGACAACGCCTCGGTCGGTGCGCTCGGTTTTGATCGTGACGCGCCGCTCCGCATAGGCGGTCGATAAACAGGTTGCGATTTCAGCGACCGACCGCTGCGAAGTGAATGTCGCGAGCGCCGGCCGCGAGACAACGTCAGCAGTCGTGCATGCCGTCGCGAGCGGCCCCGCCGTCATCAAAATCGCCCAGGTCCGCATTGTCCGCCCCCTCTAGAATTTTCGAGGTCTTAACGCATGTCGAAGACGTTGAGAACCGCCGCTATGGTTGTCGGTGCCGTGGCTCTCGTCGCCAGCGGAGTCGGCGCTTTGGGCGCGATCGGCGCTTTCGGAACCATCGCGGCAGGCACTGCCACGGCAGCAACGCTGGCGACGATCGCGACTGTAGCTACCGTCGCCAGTTTTGCATCAGCGGCGCTTGCGATAGGAGCCGCGCTAACAGCGAAGCGACCAGGGCTTACGGGCTCCCAAACTACGTTCAATTCGGACCCATCTGCGGCAATCCCCTACCTGATGGGGCGAACGGCGAACGCCGGCAACATCATCTATTGGAACACGAACGACACGAACGATAAGGGCGACAACGATCGCCAGACGTTCGTAGTGGCGTTGTCCGGTGCCGGGCCGGTCCAGGAAATCGAGAGCTTTCTTTCGGACGATACAGAGATCTCGTTCGATACCAACGGCGCGGCCCTCGGCTTCTATTTCGACTATATGTGGCAGAAAGCCCAACTTGGGCTGACGCCAGAACCGGCCGCGCTGAGCATTCCAGCCGATCCGTTGACGCCGCCCGGCTGGACCGCCGCGCATAAGCTGTCGGGCTATGCCGCAGCGATGTGGCGCATGCGCTGGGACACCAAAGGCAAGAAATATAATAACGGCACCCCAAAGCCGAAATGGATCGTCAAGGGCGTCAAGGTCTATGACCCGCGTCTCGACAGCACCTATCCGGGCGGCTCCGGCTCCTGTCGCGCGCTCAACGAGGCGACCTATGTCTATTCCGAAAATCCCTACCTCCACGCGCTGACGTGGGTTCTCGGCCGTTGGCAGAACGGCAAGCGCATCCTTGGTATCGGCGCGCCGGTCGTCGGGGTCGATGTCGACGCCTTCGTACAGGGTGCGAACGTCGCGGACATGCACGGCTGGAAGATCGGCGGCGTCGCCTATTCTACGGATAATAAGTGGGAGACGCTCGTCAGCATATTGCAGGCGGGCTGCGGCGAGCCACTGGCTCTCGGTGCGAGGATAAGCTGCTTCGTCAACGCGCCCAAGGTCTCACTCGATAGCGTAACGGTCGCCGACCTTTCCGGCGGCGTCCGCGTCCAGGCGACGCAGGCCGCGCGAGACCGGATCAACGGCGTTATCCCGCGCTACCGCAGCGAGGATCATAACTGGGAGATCATCTCCGCTGCGCCTGTGCGCGTCGTGGATTATGTCGATTTCGATGGCGGCGAGCGCACCCGCGAGGCTGATTATCCGTTCGTCCAGGATCTCGACCAAGCCGCGACCCTCGCCCGCTACGGCATCGAGAACGCCCGCGAGTTTGGTCCGATCGACATGCCGCTGCGTCCTCGGTGGATCGGATATAAGCCGGGCGACTGCGTAACTGTCACGCTGCCGGAAGTCGGGCTCAATGCGCAGAAGGTGCTTCTCACGGGCCGCGACATCGACCCGGGTAGCGGCTGCCCCCGATTCACTGCGCGATCGGAAACGGACGCCAAGCACCCCTTCGCACTGGGCCAGACGACGACCGCGCCGCCCACGCCCGGCGTCACCCGCCCGCCTGTCATGCCGGTGCCGGAGCCCGGCGTTTGGACAATTGCTGCATCTGCCGTGACCGATGGCGCGACCACGCTGCCGGCGCTGGTGATCGAGGGGGCGATCGACAGCACCAGTTCCGATGCGATCGTCTTCGAATATCGGGAATGGTTCGGCGGCATCGGCGCAGATGACGGCTGGATTGCGGCCGGGATCGAGACACCGGAGACCACGCAGAAGATCATCCCCGGCGTCCTGCCAGACACGGCCTATCAGGCAGCGGTCAGCTATCGCCGCCAGGGCGTGATCGGCGCGCGACTAATCCTCGGGCCGATCACGACGCCGCTCATCGAGCTGGAGGCGCTCAGCGCCATCGCCGACGACGGCATCCTCGATCGCAGCGAAAAGCCGCGTGTGGTGCAGGATTACGGCGTCATCATCGCCGAACAGGCTGGCATCGACGCGCGGGCGACCGCGCAGGGAATCACCAGCCAGAAGACCACCTATGACGCGTCCGTCACCGCGCTGACCGCCTACCTCACCGGCCTGACGCCGGCCTATAACAATTACGACCTCGACACGGTGATCGTCCGCGCCACCTTCATCGCCAAGTTTCGCGACGTCTATGTCGCCCGGCAGGCGCTGCTCAACCAGATCGCGAAGACGGCCTATGATCAGGCAGTCGCGGCGATTGCGGCGGCCGAGAACGCCCAAGACACGGCCGACGGCAAGATCGAGACCTACTACCAGAGCTCGCCGCCCAGTGGTGCGAGCGAAGGCGATCTTTGGTTCGACACGGACGACAGCAATAAGCTGTACACTCGCCGTAGCGGCGTCTGGACGCTGACCGCCGACACCCGCGTCGCGCTGGCGATCACGAATGCGGCCGGTGCCCAGGCGACGGCCGACGGCAAGGTCACGACGTTCTACACGACCTCGACGCCCACGGCCGAGGCGCTGGGCGATCTTTGGTATAACAGCAGCACGAAGATCCTTAAGCGCTGGAACGGCTCCGCTTGGCTCGACGTCGCGACGATCGGTGCGGACTGGGCGACCAACCTGACCAACGTACCGACAGCGCTGACTGACGGGCGTGTCGACGCCGGCCTTAACAGCGACGGTACGGTCAAGGTCAATCGCGTCACGACGACAGCGGTCGTGGACAACAGCCTGACCAAGACGTTCGGCATCACGGATTCGGGATCGCTGGTCGGATCGGGCGCATATGCCTGGCAGGATCGCGCGACCTATACGGTCAACATGAGTGTCGCTGGCGAGCTGCTGCTCTGGGGCGACGTCCAAAATGCATATTCGAGCGGCGTTCTGCCGATGTCCTGGCAGATACGTTTCCTCGTCGATGGTGTGCAGGTGGGAAGCCCCAAGGGCGGCGCGGGCTGGGGCACCGATAGCGCCTCCATACAGCGGATCGCGACCAGCATCGGTGCCGGCAATCGCGTCGTGAAACTGCAATTCCGCTCCAACAGCGCCGATCTCAGCAGCGCCGAAGGCACAATGTTCGGCATGGGCCGCTTCAACAAGTGAGGTTCGAAATGTTCCACTACTTCGTCAAATATTGCGAGCGGACCGGCGACATCATCAGCGTCGGGCACACCACCACGCCAGGCGAAATCCCTTTGCAGGCTGATATGCATAAGGGGCTTCTCGTCGTCGAAGCTGACGGCGCTACGATCATGTCCGGCACGCCGGGTCCAGATACCTATCGTGAAGCGGTCCGCGCATACCTGTGTCGCAGGGTCGATGAGGAGGCATTGGGACTGCTTGCTGATCCGTTCGATGCGATCCACGCCGCGCAGGCGGCAGAGGCACGACGCGAGGTGAGCCCCACCCCGTATCTCGACGCTCTGCGTAAGGCGACCGGCCAAACCGTGAAGCAGACGATCGACGCCGTGAAGGAGCAGGCTGACGCGGCGGATGCCCGGAAGGCCGATATCAACGCGAAGCGACAGGCTGCCAAGCAGGCCGTTCGCGCCGCTGCCTCAATGACTGAAATCATTGCCGCTGCCATGGTCGACTGGGACGCCTGACCGCTCAAACCGCAATCTCGTGCCCGCTTCGCGCGGGCCTTTTTTATGCCCGGGAGGAACCGGATGCCTTCAACTGCAGGAGAGACGTCGGTGAGCCCTTGGATCGAAGGCCTCGTGGTCAAATATGGCGCAGTCCTTCTGGGCGTCTCGATTGGCACGGCGGCAAAATACGGCCTGACGATGGGCGAAGGCCGGAAGGTCACAACGGGGGAGTTGGTCTCGGACCTGCTGCTCGTCCCGCTGGTCTGCCTCGTCGCGGCGTTCATCGGCATCAAGTTTGGTGCCGACCCGATGACGATGGCGATGATCTCCGCTTTTTGCGCCGTGTCGTCCGACCGCCTGATCCGCCTCATGCGCGAGCGCTTCATGGAGCGGGTCGCGACCGAAATCGACGTTATCCAGCAGCATAAAGGCGAGATGCGGCAGTCGAGCCAGATCGAGCAGTCTGCCGCCCATGTGCGCGATGAAGGCCTAAACGCGCCGACCGCCGGTTCTGCAATGCTGCGTGAGCTGGGGCCGAATCCTCCAAAGGACTGAGCAAAGGAAAACAGCCATGACTATCAACGCGCGCCTTCAGGGCGAGCTTCGCATTTCCGCGCCTATCGGCCCCGGCAAGGGCCTCCAACAGAAGCGCGTGCAGGAATATCTGAACGTCAACGGCATCCGCGTCGGGGTCGATAGCGACTGGGGGCCCGCCACGTCGCGCGGGCTCGAGTTGTTTGCGCCAGGCGCAAAGAAGGTCGATCAGGCGCTGATGGACCAGCTGGCCTTGCCGATCGTCAAGACGATCGCGCCGGCCGCAGTCCTCGCGGGCCAGCCGCTCGCGACTGCGGTGGTCGCCACGGCGCGCGAACATCTCGCGGCGCATCCCGTCGAGATCGGCGGAGCGAATGCCGGGCCATGGGTTCGTGTCTACATGGATGGCAACGAGGGCCCCGCATGGCCGTGGTGCGCGGGGTTCGTGACCCTCGTCATCCGGCAGGCCGCAGAGGCGGCTGGGCTGTCCGTTCCCGAGCATCTCAAACGCACGTATAGCTGTGACGTTCTCGGCGGTGCGGCGCGGAAGGTTCATAAGCTGGTGATCGGCACGTCGATCGACGTAAAGCCGGGCTCGGTTTTTCTCGTCCGAGGCGCGAAGGCTGGTGACTGGGTTCATACCGGTATCGTGATCGGCGTTGACGCGCAGACCTTCACCACGATCGAAGGCAATACGAACGACGAGGGAAGCCGCGAAGGCTTCGAAGTCTGCCGCCGTATCCGCAACCGCGCCAACCTCGACGTCGTGCTGCTATGACCGAGCCAGCGGTCCCGCTCGCCAGCGTCGAGGAGCCGAATGCGGGCAAGCCGCCCGTGCCAGCGACGATCAACATGCCTGATCATCCAATCCGGCAAGCGCGCTGGTATCAGCTATTCGTCCGCCTTGCCCGGCCCTCGCTCGACTGGGCGACGCTGGCGTGGCTGCTCTGGTGCACGATCATCCAGCCGGTGATTGACGATAAGTTCGACGTCGTCGCCGTGGGCATGTGCCTCGGCTGGTGCGCCACCGTCTACGGCTTCAAGTTCGCCGAGAAGATCAAGGGTGTGGCATGATGCTCGCTGCATTCAAAGCCCTCACGATCGGCGGGAAGCTGCTGACCGTCCTCGCGATCGTCGGCACGCTGGCCGGGCTCGTCATCGCCTTCAACGCTTGGAAGGACGGCGTTCGGGAGGAAGGCCGCGACGAGGTCCGCGCCGAATGGAAAGCGGCACGCGAGGAGCGCGCTGCGGTTATGGCCCAGTTCAAGACCGGTCTGGGCGCTGCGCTTCGCCCGATCGAGGAGCGGCTAACCGCGACCATTTCCAATATCGATCGGCAGGGCGCAGAGATCAACGTCCGGCTCCCCCAGGCGATAGCGGCCGATCCTCGCTACCGCGACGTCGACTGCTCGCTGACGCCCGATGTCCTTTCTCAGGTCAACGCGGCGCGATCGTTGAGCCAGCCATCTAGGGACGGCGCGCGATGAATATCTTGCCCGTCGCGGTCGCCGCGCTGCTGCTCACCGGTTGCACGCGCACGCTCAACGACTTCGCTTTTCCCGAGGCCCCTGACCTGTCCGCTGAGACGGCCCGGCCATGTCCGGCCTTGCCGCTCGTCACGGGCGAGCTGGGCGACCTCGCGATGAAGGATACCGGCGCTTCGATCGAATATGCGCGGTGCCAGGCGCGAGCCGCGTCTGCGGTAGGCGCATATCAAACCCTTCAGGCTCAACTGCGCGCAGCCGCCACGGCAGCGAGCAAGGTCAAAGAGCCCAACTGACGCCCGCCGGCCGCCGACCGGCAGGGCTTTCCCACGCCTCGGCACCACTCCCGAAAAACTGACGAAAGGACGTCGTATGACTCTCCAGCTCTCTGTTGCCGTGCGCAACGCCCTCCTCGACGCGATTGAAACAGCCATTGCCGCCAGCGCCGTGCTCAAGATCCGTACCGGCGCAGCGCCGGCCAGCTGCGCCACCGCAGACAGCGGGACAGTGCTGGCGACGCTCAACCTGCCATCGGATTATATGGCCGCTGCTTCGGGTGGATCGAAGGCGAAGGCCGGCACATGGCAGGACTTGACCGCAGATGCAGCCGGCACCGCCGCTTACTGGCGTCTCTACGCCTCTGACGGCACGACGTGCCATGCTCAAGGCACGATCACGTCAACCGGCGGTGGCGGCGACATGACGCTCGATAACACCAGCATCGCAGTCGGCCAGCAGATCGACGTCACTGGCTTCACCCTGACCGCCCCGAATCCATAAACGAGGCACTTGATCGCGTAGCCGGCGGGGCGTCCCGCCGGCCAGCTTCACATTTTTGACGGGGTGAACCGATGGCGGTGACTGGGTGGAAAACTGCGACAACGACGGTCGCCTCCGCTGTCACTGGCGACAGCGGCACCGTATCATGGACCAACGCGGGCTTTGAGCGTGTCGACAACGACAGCCCGGCCGTCGCCACCTTGAACAACAGCAGCTCTACCCGATCGAGAACGCTCCGAAACTACGGCTTTGACTTCGCGGCAGACATCCCCGCCGGATCGACCATCCTCGGCATCGAGGTCCAGATCAAGCGGTCGGGCACCACCGCCAGCCGCATCAGCGATGACGTTCTCTACCTGACCGACAATGCGACCGTGGCTAACGTTACCCAGCGCATCGGCAGCAATCGCGCTACGGCGACGGGCTGGCCGACAGCCTATGCCTATGAAAGTCATGGCGGCGCGGCCGACCTTTGGGACGCGACTATCACCGCCGCCATGGTGCGTAGCACCACGTTCGGGCTGCACTTCGGCGCGAAGTATTACAGTGGCACATCTGGGACCGTGCAGGCCTGGGTCGATGCGATCTCGATGCGGATCACGTTCGAGCCTCCCGTAGCGGCGACGGCCGACATCACGCTCGGCAATTTGGCCTTGGTCAGCTCTCTGGTCGTCGATCCGCCGCACTACGCATCGGCCGACATCATGCTTGGCGCGATCGGGGCTCAATCGATCATCAACCGGTGGCCCTATTCAGAGGATATCTCGACCGGATGGGGAGCTGTTCGTGCAACCCTCATCCCTAATTCGACGACACCCCCCAGCCGCGCCAAGCGCGCGACGAAACTGGTTGAGGATCTATCGAGCGGGACGCATGTTTTCGGCGGCGGTATAACGGCCGGAGAGGTCGCGAGTTTCTCTCTGTCGGCGAAGGCCGCCGAGCGCTCCTGGATCGTCATCAATTCGGGAGCGATGACGGCTTACTTCAACATTGCCACCGGGGTTGCCGGAAGCATCACGGGAGCGCCTGGCGCGAGCCTGGTCGTTGAGCCCGACGATAACGGATTTTATCGCTGTCATATCGTCGGCTTCACAACAGGCGGCTCCCTCTATGTCGGCGTGACAACCGCAAATGGCGTATTCGGCTATCAAGGTCTCGGCCCGCCGAACGGCGTTCATGTAACAGCCGTCCAACTCACACCTGGGGCTGGCGTTTTTCCGTATGTTCGCACGGGGACGGCCCAGGCGAACGGCGGCACTGGCGGCGATGTCCGCGTTAAGGCGACCGCGGCGATCACGCCGGGCGGCATCATGGCAGCAGGGGCGGGAACGGGTACGGTTAAGGGGGTGACCGACGTTACTCTCGGCATCGTAACCGGAAACGCCACCGCTGCTTTGCGGGGCAAAGGTGCGGTCGTGGTCGACCTCGGCGGCATCACGACCGCTGCCGATGCGAAGGTACTTATTTCGACCACGCTTAACGCGATTCTGGCCAATGTCGTCGCGTCGAGCACTGCCGATGTCGGCGTTGCTGCCGTGACGCCAACCGAGCGAACGATCTTCCTGTCTGGCGGTGATCGCGCGGCGATGGTCCCCGGCAGCGGTCTCGCCAATCGAACCATAACCATCTGACGGAGCCGATAGAAAATGACGATTCCGCCCAACACGACCGTCTTCGACGCACAAGCAGATCCCCGCGACTATACCGACTGGAAGATCGGCGCAGGCCTGTTGCTCGAAGTCGATGAGCAGATTGAGGCCTTCGATATGGTGCTCGGTGCGGAGGCCGTTGCCGCAGGCCTGATCATTGCCGAGGACGCCCCCCGCGCACCAGCTATCGTGGATGGCGGAAAGGGCATTCTGCTCTGGCTCAGCGTCGAGCCAGGCATGCGACTTGACCCCATCTTCGACGGGGTCGGCGTCACTCTGTCGATCGAGGTCACGATCGACACAAACTCCATCCCGCTCCGCACTTTCCAGCGGACCGTTGCAGTGAAGGTTGCCCAGCAATGAGCCGAGAGAACGTGATCGACAACGGCGCGCGCGTGGCCGTTGCGCTGCCCTGCTATACTGGAGAGGGCGGCATGTCCCGCCCAGCCGGCAGGGCGGAAGCTACTATAGCCGTGCGGGAGAAGGTGCGGGCCTCGTTCGCCGGGCCAGGCTTTGTCGACGGAGAAGCTGTCGAGGTGCTCCGCATCGAAAAAAGCAAGCTGGTCCAAGGTATGACGCTGATTTTCGTCCGCTTTGTCATACCGGCGGCGGCGGAATAATGGCCCGATTTCTTGCCACGCCCCCGGTGCCAGCCAACGGCAAGCGCCCCAACGGGAAGACCGAATACCGCGCATCTGGTCCGCTCCGGCTTGAGCGCGCCGACGGCTCGATCGCCGAGACGCCAACCGGCTGGCGAAGCGATGGCGGCAGCTTCCCATGGTGGGCGAAGCTGCTCGGCCCGTTCTATCTGGCGGTTGCCATTGGTGGCCTGCTCCTCGGCCTCGGCTATGGCATATCCGGCATCGTCGGCCTGATAGGCGCGTTGATCCTGCTCTGGTTTCTCACGCTACCCGACCGTCTGATCTATGCCTATTTCATGCACGATCGCGCCTGTCAGCAGGAGGTCGATTATCCTGACAAGCGGGACGCCGACCAGTTGCTGGATGAAGCCATGAAGGCGCTGAAGATATCCGCCATCCATCGCTGGCCGATCTATACCTATGTGCGGATGCGGAGCCAGCGGGTGCAATGGCAGCAACCGGAGTTCCAGCCGATCGTCGTCGGTGGCGAGGTTGTCGGCTGGGAATAGCTATTCGGCGTTCGCGGTGCGCTCGATCGGGGTCATGCCGCTCTCTGCTCAGCCTTAAGCGTCACCCCTAGCGCGGCCAAGACCCGCAGGAACGTATCGAGACGCGGGTTCCCGTCCGCACTAAGCGCTCGATAGAGCGCCTGCCGCTGAAGGCCGGTTTCCTCGGCCAGCTTGCCAATGCCGCCGCGCGCCCGTGCCACGATGCCCAGCGCGTGCGCGATATAGGCGCGGTCGCCACTGGCGAGGGCCTCGGCAAGAAGCTCGGCCTGATCCTCGGGCTCGGTAATGTATTCGGCCGCGTCGAACGGCACCAGTTCGATAGTCATATCCGTTCCTTTCCTCATTCCAGTTCCGCCGCCATGTCCTGCGCCAGCTTGATATCACGGGCCTGCGAACCCTTGTCCCCGCCGACGAGCAGGATGATGACCTGTTCGCCGCGACGGGTGAAGTAAACGCGGTAGCCGGGCCCGAAAGCAATCCGCAGTTCGCTCACCTTGCCGCCCACGCTCTTAACATCGCCGAAATTGCCAGCCTGAAGGCGGGCGATGCGGGCGGCGACCTTCGAAGCGCCCTTGCGGTCCTTGAGGCCCTGAAGCCAGTCGGTGAAGCGGGTGGTGGCGGTCGTCGTGAACATGAGTCTCTTTTAAGGGACATCGCCTAGTGTGTCAACTATAAAGGACACCGAGGACCCTCTTTTTTCCAGACACGTCCGCACGGCCGATATCGGTATTCCGATATTGACGCCGGGCGGGGGTTCCGTGCGCTAACACGGAGACCGACGAGACTTGACCCTCGTCACGCGCGGCCGGCCAGCCGCAACGATCCCGCACCCATGCATGGGCGGGGCGCTATTGAGTGAAAATCTATATGGAGTCGAATCTTGTTCCCGTGCGTCCGGCGCTCCCGGTCGCTCCCTACCTCGGCGGAAAGCGAAACCTCGCCGGCCGACTGTCTCGGCTGATCGCCACAATCCCCCACGAAACCTACGTCGAGCCGTTCATCGGCATGGGCGGCGTGTTCTTCCGCCGCACCGTCAAGGCGCGCGCCGAGGTGATCAACGATATCTCCGGCGATGTGACCACGCTGTTCCGCGTCCTGCAGCGGCACTACGAATCGTTCCTTCAGGAAATGCGCTGGCGGCTGTCGAGTCGGGCGGAATATGAGCGGCTGCTTCGCGAGGATCCGACGACGCTGACCGACATCGAGCGG